AGCCACCGGCGCCAAGGCACGGATGCTGGAGATCAACGGCCCCAGCTTCTCGGCGCTGGATGGCCGCCCCCACTACATGACGCGGTTAAGCGGCCCGCTGCTGGCTTCTTACACTTAAGCCAAGCCAGAGCCCCCGCTGGCGGACGCCCTCAACCTGTCGTTTCGCCTTCCGTTATACGGAGCTGGTCCCATTCCGGTGTCATGTAATACCAGTGCCCTCACTGGATCCGATGGCCTCGTCACTTTCAAGCCTGCAGGCGTCAAGCACTGCCTGAAGGACGCTTCTGACTTCCCCGCCGGAAAGCTGATCACCGTCCCCGGTGACCACGACTTCCAGATCAACGACCCCGTGGTGTTCACCACCGAGGGCGCCGGTGTTCTGGACCCCAAGCTGACGGTCAACACCAAGTACTACGTGGTGGACAAGACCACCACCACCATCTCGGTGTCCGCCACCAAGGGCGGCGTGGCTATCACCCTCGACGGACTTGGCGGTCTCGCCGGCTCCGGTGTGGGCAGCCTGGCTGCTGCAACGGCTGGTGCTGGCTACGTGCCTGGCACCTACACCGACGTGCGCCTGGTGCAGGGCACAGCCACCAGCGCTCGCGCCACGGTGGTCGTTCCCGCTGGTGGTGCCATCAACGCTGGCGCCATCACCATCACCACCCCCGGCACCGGCTACACCACTGCAGCCGGCGGCATCACCCTGACCGGCGGCCATAACGCCGCTGGCGCAGCGATCGACGCCACCGCCCCCACCACAGCCTTCACCGGCACCGCGACGCTAACAACTGCGCGGGAAAATACCACCGGCCACATCAACGTCGCCTACAGCGAATTTGATCTGGTTTGTATGGTTCAGGAGTGGTCAATGGACTTCTCCAGAGAGGAAATTGACATCACAACTTTGCCTTGTAAGATAGGCGGAGCTGCTGATAAGTACGCCAGTTTCCGTACAACAATTCCCGGATTTGCTAGCGGTTCCGGCACCATGAACGTCCTGTTCAGCGGTGACCAGACCAGCACCAGCGGCCGCCTGATCGCCAACTCGCTCCTCAAGAGCCAGGCTGGCGCCACGGTGAAGCTGTACGTCAAGGCCGTTGAAGGCGCGGGCAACGTGCTCGATGACACCCTCTCCTCCTACATCGAGGCGCCGGTGTCCCTGGCAGGTTTCTCGATCTCGGTGAACACCAGCGACGCTCTGGTGGCCACCATCAACTTCAACCTGTCTGGCCCCCCGACCCACCTGTTCAACCTCAGCCTGACCTGATCAGACTGAGCGAGAGGATGACTCCAGCCCCACTTCGGTGGGGCTTTTCTATGGGCGTTGAGACCTATACTTAACTGAGTAGTTACTTGCAACTGCATGGCTTCAGCCATCCGCGCCATCGACCGCCTGAAGAACGCCGCCAACTTGGTTCCGAGCCGCAAGGACGTGGAGCTCACCAACGGCACCACCTTCACCTTCTGGTCTCGGCCGCTGACCATGGCGGAGCGTGATCGCGCCCAACGCAACGCCAAGAGCGAGGACGCCAACGCCTTTGCGCTGCAACTGCTGGTGGACAAGGCCCTCGATGAGAACGGCCAGAAGCTGTTCATGCCCGCCGACATCGCCGAGCTGAAGAACGAAGTCCGCGACGCCGATCTCCAAGCGCTGATGCTCGCGGTCCTCACCGCCCCCGACGACGAGGCCCCCCTCGAGCCCAAAAGCGCTGCAGGCGGAGCTAAGTAAGGACAACTGGATGCTCCTGTCGTTCGCTGTGGCGAAGGAGTTGGGCATGACCGTCACCCGCCTCTGGGGTGAGATCACACCAGAAGAGTTGATCGGGTGGAGTGCCTACTTCGGCTACATGAACGACGAGCAGGAGAAAGCAATGAAGCGGGCCCGCCGTTAGGCCCGCTTTTTACTGCCGACCTACAGTGGGCTAACGCAGTTAGGGCCTGGCGTTTTGGCTGACTACAACCAGAACATCAAGGTCACAGCGAGCACGAAGGACGCTGAGAGAGAACTCAGCAAGCTCGACAAGCTTCTCAAGGGGCTGAGTTCCTACACCCTCGATCTGGGTAAGGGCGCCGCCCAGGCGGGGGTCAAGCTCGCCCAACGCAATCTCCAGGACTACGGGCGCACCCTCAGCGCCCTCGATAACAAACTCGGCGGCTTCGGAAAACGGCTGGGCGACATCGCCAAAGCCTTCGACTTCGCGGGCAAAACCGCGGTCGGTGTCGCCGGCATCAATGCACTGGGCACCGCCCTATCGGCGCTGCCGAAGTTTGCCACCGGTGGAACGCAGGCCCTTCAGGCATTTGGCGGCGTCCTAGCTGGCATCAGCGCACCTGCCGCAAAGGTTGCGGCTGCCCTAGCCGCCCTTGGCCCCCAGGGCCTGGCCACTGCTGGTGGCATTGCTGCGGCCACCGCCGCCTTCATGGCGTTTGGCCCGGCGGTCCGCAAGGTCGTCACCGGCCTCGACAACCTCGCCCTCGGCGGCAAGATCCAGGCCGCCATCGGCGGCATGAAGGGCAAGGTCGAGGAGACCAAGCAGTCCTTCCTCGGCCTCAACACGACGATCGAAACGACCGTCAAGACCATGAACGAGTTGGCCGAGGGCATGTCCCTCCGCCAGCTCAACAGCCAGGTCTCATCTCTCACCAAGGAGATGCAGAGCTTCCACTCCTCCACGCAAGGAGCTTGGGAAGCCGCACAAGGTCTAGTCCGCGCCCAGAAAGCTCAAGTCACCGAGCAGCGCGCCCTCAACGAACTCGTCCGCCAGGCCAAGGGCCTCCAGCCCCAAGACGTCCGCGACGCGGAGGTGGCCCGCCGCCGCTCCACCCTCACCTCCGGCCGCAACGCTCAGAAGCGTGATTCCGAAGCTGCCGCCAATGCCCAGACGGAGCTGGCCGCACTGCGGGCCAAGGAAGCGGCCGAGTCTGCAGCGGCCCGTGAGCGGCTGAAGAGCGCTGCCGCTGCTCGCACCCTGGTGGAGCTGGCCAAGCAGGAAGCTGAGCTGGCGAAGCAAAACCTGGAGGTCCGCTACAACTGGCTGAAAGTGCTGCGCGAAGGCGAGGCCGCTATGGCCGCTCGCCAGTCCCGGCTGCAGGGTGCGAACTACGGGCTGGGCCAAGTGCCGGCCGGCGGCCAGTTGTTCCCCGGCGGCAACACCCGCACCGCCCAAGAGGGCTACCGGCAGATGCTCAACGCGCAGGCGTTGACGAAACAGGCCGCCGAGGACGCCCTGCAGAAGACACAAGCCCGCACGGTGCTGGAAGGCAAGTCGGTGCAGGTCTTACGCACCCGCACCAAGGCGCTCAGCGAACAAGCCGCCATCGACGCTCGCTCGGTCGAGATCCTGCGCCAGCAAAACGCGGAGCGCATTAAGGCTGAACAGCTAGACGCGCGAGCACTGACTGTTGCCCGTCGTCAGGTGCAACTGGCGGATCTGAAGAACAAGAAGAAGAAAGGCGAGGAACTTCAGAAGCGGGTCGAGAACACGCTGGTCTCCGGTGCATTCCCGCTGCTATTCGGGGCCGGTCCTCTGGCCACCGCTGGTGGTTTCGCCGGCGGCGCACTGGGCAGCGCCAACCCAATGATCGGCGTCTTCACCAGTGCCATTGGCCAGGTGATGGACCAGTTCGCCGCAGCGGCGATGGACATGGGCAAGGCCCTGCGTGACCCCATCACCAACTTCCAGAAGATCAAGGACGCCGGACTGCTGGCCGGCAAGAGCCAGGAGTATTACGTCCAGAAGCTGATTGAAGTCGGCCGGGTCACCGAGGCCGCGGCGGTAGTGCAGGGCGAAATTGCCAAGAAGATTGGCTATCAGGGTGTTAGCGACCTGCAGCAATTAGGAGTTGAAGCCGACAACCTAAGCAAGGCATGGGCTGAGCTAAATCTCAGTATGCAGGCGCTTATTGCCGGTCCGCTGGGAGACCTGCTGCGCCTACTTGCAGGGCCGATCACCACCACAAACGGCGTCAACCAAATGGCGGCTCTTGAGAAAGATCTCAAGGCGACTGGGCTTGGTGGAAAGTTTGAAGAGTTCAAGAGACGCGATCAGGCTTTCCGTTCGTTGGGTCCCGAGGAAGGAACGAAAGCCCGGCTCAAGCTCATCGAGGAGTACCGAAAGCTCCTACCCGCCCCCACTGGAGGCACCAAAATCTCGCCCGAAGCGCAGGAGCAAGCCCGCAAGGCTGCCGAAGCGCAGGCTGATGCAATCAAGTCGGCGTACCGCGAGGCGTTCCAACTGCAGCGTCAGGCGGCCGACATCACCATGGCCGCGGCGGACTTCCGCCGGAAGGTGGAGAGCGACATCTTCGCCAAGAACCAAGAGGCCGCCCGCCAGGAGATCGACAACGCCCGCAAGGCCGCGCAGCTGCGGATCGAGGCCAGCGACCTGGCCCTACGCAAGCAGTTCAGCGGCAGCCAGGGACTGACCGAGGAATTGCTGAATGGCGTGCGGGCGTTCATCAGCGCCCGCCGCGCTGGTGAAGCCGACATCGCGCAGAAGCGCCGCCAGTTAGAGGTGAACCTGGCGGACATCAACAAGGCCACCGCCGATTACATCTACGAGCAGGCCAAGTCCCGACTGCAACTGGAACGGCAGATCGAGGACTACAAGATGGCGGTGGCGGACTACCAGCTGAAGGTGGCGCGCCAGGTCCAAGAGCAGAACGTCATCAATGGCGCGTTGGGCACACCTGCTGGTGGTGGTGGGCCTGGCGTACCTGGGCGTATCGGTCAGCCGATCGAATACCTCACCGGCGATCGGAGCAGCAGCGGGTATCGCGCGGATCACGGCGGAAACAACTATCACGAGCACATCGCCTACGCGACAGCGAAAGAGGCTCGGGCGGCAGCGGAGCTGCTGAACAAGGCGGGCATCAAGACCACCGAGCTGAAAGGCGTTAATCCTGTGGGGCGCCATTCGCCCAACAGCTATCACTACGACGGCAGGGCCTTTGACGTTCCGGCGGCGCAGGTGCCGGTTGGGCAGGAGCAGGCGTTATCGCGCCGCGTGCGTCAGATCCTGGGGATCGGCGGAAACGGAGCTGCCGCCCAGTTCAGGACGGCAGCTGCCGGCGTGCCACGCCCCACCTTCGGGGCACCCGGCGCCGACACCCAAGGCATGGTTGCGGCGAATGACCGCCTGATCAAGGCCAAGCAGGAGGAGCTGGCCCTGGAGCAAAAGCTCCAGCAGCTCAACATCGAGAAGGGACTGTTCGATCTGCAGGAGTTGGCGCAGGGCAAGTCCCGCACCCAAGAACTGTCGCAACAGCGCGATCTGGAGAAGGCAAAGCTCGGCCTGATGACCACCGCCGGCGCGATGAGCGAGAACGAGCTGGAGCGGGTGCTCAAGCAAGCCGAAGGTGAGTCTCAGATCAACGCGATCTACACCGCCCGCGACGAAGTTCTTAAGCAGATCAACGATGCGGTCAAGCAGGGCAAGCTGACGCAGGACGAAGCCAACGTTGTTCTCAAGGAGATCAATACGGGCCTGGAGACTCGCGTTGCCACCACCCGCGCGCAGATTGCGCTGGAGCAAGAACTGCTGAAGGTCCAGCAAGAGCAGCAGTACCTGCTTGAAAAAGCGAACGCTGAAAGGCAACTGAGCACTGCGGGAGCAGGGCTCAATGCAGGCTTCATTGGCGGCGCCGGCGACAAGTACGAGTCCACGCTTCAGAAATACGGAAGCCCTGAAAAGGCGGCCGAGCTGGCCAGGCTGCAAGAAGCCACCGACCTGGCCACGATGAAAGCGCAGGCACTGGAGAGTGCCTACATGGGTGTCGGCGGTGCGATCAGTTCTGCGATGACCCAAGGCGTCGCCGATCTTGTGAGCGGTGCCAAAACGGCTGAGCAGGTCTTCGCCGACATGCTGAAGGGGATCGGCGATGCGCTGATTAGTGCCGCCCAGCAGATGATTGCCACCTACATCGCCATCGGCATCGCCAAGATGTTCGCCGGCATGAGCGGCGGTAGTACTCCAGGAGGAGGTGCCCCGAACCTTGATCTGTCTGGCTTTAAGGCTTACCCGATGCTTGCCTCCGGTGGCTCGCCCACTCCTGGCCAACCCACGATCGTCGGCGAGCGCGGTCCCGAGCTGTTCGTCCCCGGTCAATCGGGTGGCATCACTAACAATCAGAACCTGCGCAGCATGATGGCGTCGAACGACATCAAGGCCAGGGGCCGCGACAACGCGCCGGTGCTGAACATGAACTTCGAGACCACCAAGTTCATGGACCGCGATTGGGTGGACCGGGAACAGCTGGAGGCGGCGATGGCGCAATCCGCCAAGAAGGGCGCCGCCGATGGTGAACGCCGCGCCATGGATCGCCTTCGTCAATCACCCCGCACCCGCCGGTCGCTCGGACTATGACCTTCCCCGCCATTAAGCCTTCCAGCCGGAGCTTCAGCCCTGGGCAGCTGCCGATCCGCAGCTACCGCACCCTCAGCGGTGCAATCTGGAAACGCTCGTTCAGCAACACCCGCTCCGGTCATGCGATGAGCCTGGAGTTCAAGAACATCCCGGATGCCACCGCCGATCAGATCATTGCCCACTTCGAGAGCGTGGGCGGGCCGTTCTATCGGTTCAATCTGCCGGCAGAGCTGTTCGTTGGAATGAGCAGCAGCCTCACCAGCAGGATGCGCGCACCCGCCAATGTGCAGTGGGCGTATTCATCAGAGCCCAAGGTGCAGTCGGTGTATCCCGGGTACTGCACCGTTAGCGTTGAGCTGATCAGCGAGGTTGCGGCAGCGTGAACATTCAGATCTGCCAGCTGCTGGATCTGAAGATGCGCAACGGCACCCAGCTGCTAGCGCAGAACTTCTTCGTCAAGCAGAGCTACACCTTCCTGGGCCAGACCTACCAGTTCGTGCCGTTCCAGATCTCAGGGTCGCTGATGACGATCGGCGGCGACAACGAGACGCTGACGGTGTTGTTCCCCAACATCGAGATGGCGATCACCTTGCTGGAGGGTGGGGACGGCAACCGCAACAGCGAGCTGGTGCTGCGCAACCTGTGGCTCAACAGTGCGCTGCAGCCGATCCCCGATCCAATCCCTGAGTTCTACGTGGGGCAGGGCAGCACCTTCAGCGAAATCACGATTGAATGCCGCTTCCGCAGTGCGCTGGATTCAGTGGGCGGGACGTTTCCGGCGCGGGTGATCACAGTTGAAAACAGCGGCGTCTTGCCTTTGAACAGCGATGTCTCATTGCAATGATCTGCTGTGGCTGCGGTATGGCTGGGGCCATGCACCTGGCGATGGCAGCGGCCTGACCGATTGCTTCCAGTTGGTGTGTGAAGTGCGGCGCAGGTTAGGGCTAAGGGATTACGCCCCTGAGTTCGACTGGGTTTATGGCACCTACACTGAAGCGACGCTGCCTCGGATGCGGTTAATGCGCTGGTTGCTTGATCACTGCAGCCGCGTCACCACACCGCAGCCGGGCGATGTGCTGTTGTTCCAAGGCAGCGCTGCAGGTGCCTTCGCTGTTGTCACAGAAGAAGGCGGCATGTTGCACCTGCGTGAGTCAGGGACTGTGGCCCACCAACTGCGCGTGCCTGGCTCAATTCCTTTGTTTCGCCCGCTGCCATGAACCGCAAGCTCCTGCCGTATGAGCGCGGGCTGTGCCAGCAGCTGGGCCTGAGCGAAGACGACTACCTGCTGTTCCTGGCAGCGCAGCGAGATTATGCGCTGTCTGGTGCAGAGCGGCTAGAGACGCTGCGTGGCGAACCCACGGCGATTGTGCTGTTCGTCGTTGGTGTGTTGATGCAGGTCGGTGCCGCCCTGCTGGCACCCAAACCGGAAGTACAGAAGCAGAAGTATCAGCGCCAGCTGCGGGACAAATCGTTTGCCCCGCGCTCCGGCTTCAACGGCACGCAGGAACTGGCCCGCTACGGCGACCCGATCAATCTCGTCTACTGCAACGACAGCATCAACCCCAAGGGCGCGGTGCGTGTGGCGACCTCGTTGCTGTGGTCGTCGGTGGAGAGCACCGGCACCGGTCAGTACATGCAGCTGCTGTTGCTGGTGGGGGCTTCCAACATCAAGAAGCTGGACTTCAACAAGACAGCGTTTGGCCAGCTGCCGGCGCGGCAGTTCTCGGCGTCGAACACCTGGATGTATTACTCGCCGGACCGCGGGCCGGTGGAGTTCAGCAAGCGCACCCACGGTGACGACCGAGATCCTGCGGCAGTGCCCGGCGCCACGATCACCCACCTGCCACGCAACCTGAGCAACCAGCTCTGGGAGGGCTACTCCCAGGCGTACACGCCGACCACCGCCACCGAGCTGGGTGTCTACGCCCCGATCCCCATTCATGTTGACGTGCTTGAGAGAGACCAGGAGGGCAAGGTCCGCAGCGCCCCGATAGGAATTGCTATAGACGGGGGAGCGTTCCAGGATTTTTACAACGTTGGTGATCAGTTTCAGCTTCGCTTTAATCAAGTTGACCGACAGATTGACGAAGACGATGCGGCTTCGGCCAAGGAAGCGGCCAAGGATCTAAGGCTGCAGCTTGTCAATAATTTGGACCGTGGAGCTATTTACCGACTTGGCAGCGCCAATTTCAAAATGCGCTGGGTTGACGATGATATGTCGTTGAACTCAAGCTCAATTCGTGCTGGATTTGAATGCACAGAGCCTGGACGCAGGCCGACCACTAACTATGACCGAGTAAAAGCTCGCCAGTATGAGGAGGACGACAAGGAGCCGTATGAAAAGGCTCGGAAGTTACTGAAGCTCGCCGTCGACGGGGAGATCCCTGAATTAAAAATCAACGGACTGGTAGCCAATGAAGTAGTTGAGGCCAATCTTGCCTCTGCACACGCATATGTATTTCGCTATACCGCAGAGCAGCTCAAGGAAACTGATGGGAAACTGCCGGCTTACGCCGAAGATTTAACCATGCCCAAGCTCAGCGGGCTTGGAGACCTGGGCGAGCAGAATAAGAACTATCTGTTCACCGGCGAGAGAACTCTTACCTGGACCAACGATCTAGACGAGAACTCTTCAATCGTTTTCCCCGTGGGAGGCTCCGTTGCCTTCACGCAGGCAATCCTTAAAGAGTTCTTGTCGGAAAAGCCAAAGCTAAGCACTAAGAAGTTGCGGCAAGAGCTGCGTAGTGATCGAAAGAAGCTGCGTAGAATACGCGACCGCCTTATGTCTGGGGGTGCGAGCAAACAGCTGCGCAAGTACATTATTGCCACTGACCCAACAGCAATCGCAATCAAGGCTCGAATAAAAGAGCTGAACGACCTGCTAAGCAACGACCTGGAAGAGCTGAATGATGTGTGGAAAGCGGAGGCCAAGCAGCAGCCAACCGCCATTGACCTAGCAAATCAGATTGCCAAAGAGCGCGAAAATTTCGAGGTTCTTTCGGATGCAGACGCCAGCGCCAAGCGTCTGGCTCGAATTGAAAAGAAGATCGAAACCCTCAGGGAACAGCGCAAAGATTTTATTGACGACTACATCGCGCAGAAGCGCAGACAGAATAAGCGCACCCGCGCACAGCTCAAGGCATGGCGGGATGAAAAGAGCGATAAGCAGCAAGAGCTGAACGAGCTAATCAACGACCTGCTGGACGACACAAGAGAAAACCTACTGACGATCACTCGCGAATCGACAGTCCCGTTTGATCTCCCCGGCATCAGCCAGGAGCGCTTTGCCTGCGGCCTTGACTGCATCGACGACAAGCTGGAAGAGCTGAACAACGAGAAGCGCTGGACGCCTGACCTAGTTGGCGTGCGGCTGGTTAAGCAAAGCATCAACGAGCTGATCGCAGAAAAGCGCAAGGCACTGGCGTGGGCCAACGATGTCATCAAGAACTGGAACAGGTTGGTTGCTGATGTTGATGACAGCTTTTACTGCAAAGCGCTGGTGAAGATGTCGAAAGCGCTTTACCAGACCGTCACCAGCTGCAATCAGGTGCGTTTCAATTTCCGCGTGCGCCTGTTCCGCCGGATCTCTGGTCGCGCCAAAACCTACGGCGAGCACGACGCACCGGATGGTTACAAGCTGAGCGACAACGGTGTCAAGCGACGCACGATGTTTTTCAGCATGTTGGTGCGCAATAGCGACGGGGGGTCGTGGCTGCGTGTTCCGCAGGTCTTCGCTGTCGAGCGCGGCAACGATGCCGACCACTACATCACACTGATGTTTGAATCGGCCAACAAGGCGAAAAGAGAGTTTCGCTTTATCCCTGTTGTTGACCCGTCTGCTGAGATTAAAGAATCGGGCTACAGCGGCTATGCCTATATACACAACGCTGGCTCAGTGAAGACAATCGGCGTCGCTGATGGCGTTGTGAGCTTTTATGGACGCTTCGTGTCACTTGCAGGCAATCTCTTCCCTGACATGCGGGAGCGTGGTCCCAACTACACCAATGAGTGGGACATGTTCTCGGTGCACTCCGACACGCAGGTGCAGGCCAGCTACGACAACGGCCCCGAAGCCAAGCTGGTGAACGTCACCGAGCAGACCCGCTGCCCGATCTTCGGGAAATACCAGGACATGAGCCTGCTTGCGTTCCACACCTACGCCAGTAATGGGGTGGAGGATCTCCGCTCAATCACTGCCTACGTGCAGGAAGGCAAATCCAGCTGGAAGGTGGCGGATGACGGCAGCGGTCCGTACCAGTCCGGCAACGGTGCTTGCTACGCGCCGGACATCTTCGCGGACACCGTGATGGATGCCACCAACGGCATCAAGAACTTTGCCAACGCCAATGCGGTGGATTGGGACCGGCTGGCGTTGGCGAAGCGCTTTTGCAAGAACAACGGCCTGGGCTGCCAGCTGTTCATGGATGGCGTGATTGCTGATCGGCGCGGCTGGCGTGAGTTCTGGGTTGAGGCAGCACCCTTCAGCCTGCTGGAGTTTGCCCGCATGAACGGCAAGGAGACGCTGGTGCCGGCGCTGCCGGTCACAGCTGACGGGCGAGCCACCACCAGCTTGACGATCTCGGCGCTATTCAACGAGGGCAACATCCTTGAGGACAGCTACCGCGAGGAGTATCTCGACTACGGCGACAACACCAAGGATCTGGTGGCCACGGTGATCTACCGCGAGATCACGGCCGATGAGATCTTCGCTCGCAACACCAGCGTCACCCTGTGCCGCAGCGACACCAACACCAACGATGCGATCTGGCAGACCTTCGATCTATCGGACTGGGTGAGCCAGAAGGAGCAGGCGGTGCTCTACGGGCGGATGCTGTGCCAGCAGCGTCGGTACGTGCAGCGCACGATCGAGTTCAAGACCGTGCCCACCGACAGCCCCGTGCAGCCTGGCGCCTACATCTTTGTGGACATCGGCCTGAAGCGCTGGGATTCAGTGCGGACTGGCGTGGTGCAAGAGAGCGGCGTATTGGACTTGCCGCTGGACGTGGCGGTTCAAGATGGTGTCTACACGGTGATGACCTACAACAGCGAGAGCGACCCGCAGGTGCATAGCGGTGTTGCGATCACCAACGGCGTCGCCACCAATTTGAATGCGACGCCCGGCAGCCTGTTTGTCCTGGGTAATAGCAGCGATGCGCGGCGCGTCTTCCGCGTCACCGATGTCGCGCTGAATGAGGACGCTGAGATCACGGTGCGCGGCGTTGAGCACCCGTGCGTGATCAACGGCGGTAGCGCCACCAGCCTGGTGGCCGATCTCAGCGCCGGGCTGTTCAAAGAGATCGGCGTAGACTGCGGCTGAGGACGGCGCCATGAGTTTCTTCAGCGGACGACACGGCAGCCTCCTGTATCTGGGCAAACCCGTCGCCAAGGTGCGCGGCTGGACGTTGAGCGTGTCCACCGATCTGCTGGAGACCACAACGGTCGAGCAGTTCGCACCGACCTACAGGCCGGGGATGAAGAGCGCGACCGGAACGGCGCAACTGTTCTATTACCGCTTGGGGTTCAGAGACCGTCAAATCAACACGGAGTTCAACAGCTTGCTGCAGCGCTTGGTGCGCGTAGGTGAGCTGAACGAAAGCGATCTGGTGTCGTTGGAACTGGCAGTGGGCACCACGGCAGCGGATCGGCTGCTGGTGGATGCCTACCTCACCCGCGCCGACCTTGGCAGCGACTCGGGCGAGGTCTCCAAAGTAAGCGTGGATTTCACCGTGAACGGTGATCTCAAGCGAGGGCTGGGCTGATGTTTACCACCGGCGATCAGGGCTGTGTGCAGCTGCGCCGCCGCACTGGCATCTCATTTCAGAGCTTGGTGCGGCCGGAAGACATCAACACGCTGATCAAGCGATTCGGCTTTGAGGGATCTGACGCCAACTTGATTCAGGGCGACCGCCTGGAGATCTCAACGAGCGACCCGCGAGGTCTGATCTTCATCGAGCCTGATTGGTGGCCAGATAAGCGGGTCCATCACAACGCCATGATTTACGCCCACATCAACTCGATGGGTGGTGTGCGGATGTTCCAGAGCTTTGAAGGCGCTCTGAACAACGACAAGGACAAGGCCGGCGAGATGGTTGAGTTCAACGGGGCGCCGATCCCCATTCAGGTGAATGTGAGGGACACCGGCCACCACGTCTTGGGAGGTGTGCGGCGCTTCACGTTCAATACAGATCGCGCTGCGATTGATACGACGAGCCTGGGTGATCTGTTCACCGAGCAGTTCAGCGCAGGCAACATCACCGGCAGCGGCACGATCGACTGCTGGTTCCAGGCCAAGCGTGCTCTGTGTGACGCGGCCCCAAACGACCAGGAGATGAGCATCCTGCTGCCGCAGATCATCTTGCGCACCGAGCTGGGCGCGCAGTTCGACGCGATCCTGCAACTCACCGACGGCCTCGACGGCAAGCCTGTGTTCTACGAGATCACGGCAATCGCCACCCGCACCGGCATCGAGGTCGATCCCACCGGCGTGATCACCGTGGCGCTCGACTTTGTAACCAGCGGCGAGTTCCACCTACGTGTTGGCGAACCGTCCGGCTACATCCTCAAGGAGGACTACGACCGGATCATGCGTGAGCAGGACATTGACTTCTTGCTGACTGAACCTACGGACTAACCTGAGGGGAGCCCTGTAGCACCCCGGAAGCTGTGGCAGACACCAGGATCTCGGCGCTGACACGCCTGCCCGAGGCCGGTGTCTCCCCCACTGACTTGCTGCCGATTGCCGACCTATCGGCGTCAGAAACGAAGGCGATCACCGCCAAGGATTTGTTGGAGGGTGTCGTCATCAATATGGATGCGGGCTCGATCCCCGTAGCCAAGATTGATTTCAGCTCTGGCGTATCCGCCAGCAACATCCAAGTCAGCCAAGGTGATGTGGTGCTGGGCCGCGCCAGCGGCTCTGGCTTTGCGCAGGAACTCGCCTGCACTGCTGTCGGTCGTGCGCTATTGGCCGCAGCCGACGCAGCGGGGCAGCGCACAACGCTTGGCCTTGGCACCTTGGCGCTGCGCAGTGGCAGCTGGGTGGATGGCAGCAATTTCAGCGGCACCAGCAGCGGCACCAACACCGGCGACCAGCTCATCGTCCTGACGGGTGATGTCACCGGCTCTGGCAAAGGCACCTTCCCCGCCACCATTGCGGCCGGTGCCGTGGTGGAGGCCAAGCTCGGCACTGGAGCCGTCAGCACCCGCGCCCTGGCAGATGGCGGCGTCACTGCCGCCAAGTTGGCGGATCAATCGGCATCGGTCGTGCTGAGCGGAGCGCCGACGACGCCTGGCAAGTTCGTCGGCCAGGGTGGCTTTAACACAACCACCGGCTCTGCCTACACCTACACAGCAACGGGTTGGGTGCAGCACGCCGGCATCCAGACGCTGGCTGTCACCGATAGCGGTACGCCATTAGCGGTCACCGTCACCAGCGGAGCCGCCACCAGCGTCTCCATCGACCTCGACAACCAGATCGCCAACACGGTCTGGGCGGCTCCCAACGGCGCTGATGGCAAGCCGCTCTTCCGCAAGCTACTGGGTGGTGACCTGCCCATTGCACTGAGCAGCACAGTCGGCGCCGTGATGCCAGGAGCCGGAACCAGCGTCGCTGCCGACGGCAAGTTGAGCATTGCTACCCCCACCACTCTGGGTGGCGTCATCGTCAAAGGCCCATCGCTCAGCGTTGCAGCTGACGGTGCGTTGAGCCACACCAACAGCGCCGCACCTGCGGGCAGCTACGCGAAGGTGACCACCGACGCTGCCGGCCACGTTGTTGCTGGTGCCGTCCAGGTCACCGATGCAGACATCGCTTCGGTGGATGCTGGCAAGATCACCACCGGCTTCCTGCCCGCTGCGCGACTGCAGGCTGGATCAATCACGCGGCAGATGCTGGCGGATTACAGCATCGCCTTCATCCAGGAGACCACTCCACCTACGACCGGGATTCACGCTGGGACGATCTGGCTGCAGGAATCCACCGGCGCCCTGCGCATGTGGAACTCCAATTCATGGTTCAGCATCGGCATCGGCCGACTGAGTGCTGAAAACCTGCGCTATTGCGGCACTTTTGATGCAGCCACTGGTCTGATCACCGGCGTCACGCAATTCGGCACGGTAGAAGGTCTCAAGACTGGCGATGCCATCCCTGCCGCAACTGACGCTCGCACGGGCATTTACTTCGTCTGCAATGTCGCGGGTAATGCCACGCCTGTACTGACAGGCACCAGCTTCGATCCTGGTGACTGGATCCTGTGCAATGGCGCAGCCCCCGGCTATTCCAGAATTGACACCCTTAGCGGTGGCGGAGGGGGCGGTGGCAGCACCGTCAGCCGGTTGGATGACCTGCTTGATGTCACGCTGACCACACCGGCTGAAGGCGATGTCCTGCAGTTCCGCTCGGGTCAGTGGATCAATGTTCCCTTCCTTGATGCAGGGACTTATTAGAGGCGCTACCTAGATTGGTGGCACGCCTAGATAGGCGCGACCTTGGCTAGATAGCCGTGTACCACCGTCACTTACGCAGCTCTGTCTCAGGCAAGTTGCCAACGCCTGCGCAGCTTGATGAAGGGCAGATTGCTGTCAATTTCAACGCAGCCGACCCGTTCCTCACGATCAAGGACTCAGCTGGTGCTGTGCGCCGCATCACCGGCGTCAGTCGCAGCACATCGGCACCTACGACCCCATCAGCGGGGTGGCTGTGGCTCGACACCACGCGGCCAGCGTCGCCCACGCTGAAGATCTACGACGGCACCAACTGGCTGGTGGCTGGTAGTAGCGGCGCACCCGCCAGCACAACGCACCCGCCAGCACCGGCCAAGGGTGATCTGTGGGTGGATACCTCTGGCACCGGCTCCCCGGTCCTGAAGGTGTACTCAGGCACCGGCTGGGCCACTGTGGACTCTGTGGTGCCGACAGCCACCACCAGTGCTGCAGGCATTTCGCAGTTAGCGACAGCAGCAGATGTCACCGCTGGTGCGAGTGACCGCGTGGTGACTGCTGACCTGCTGAAGGCAACAAACACCGCCATTACGGCAGCGGCCTACACACTGCCTCCGGCAACGACAACCACCCTTGGTGGCATCAAGGTCGGCACCAATTTGACGGTGAGCGCCGATGGCACCTTGGACGCCTCGGTCACAGGAGCCATCACCTACGCCGGTGCGTTGGACGTGACGGTCGCAGCCCCTGCAACCCCGAAGGTGGATGGGTTGTATGTAGTGAGCAAGGCGGGCACAGCTGACGCCAGCTTCACCGGCGCGGCTGGCGCCACGGTGGCTGCTGGTGACTGGATCCTGTGGGATGGCGCCAAATGGGATCACATCAATGCGGTGGCGGCGGCCACCACACCTGATGCCACCAGCACCGTCAAAGGTGTGATTCGGATCGCCACCAACACGGAAGCGACTACCGGCACTGCAACGAATCTGGCGGTCACCCCCGCTCAGTTGAAGGTGGTGAATGACGCCATCGCCACAGCAACAGGCGGCGGCATCACCGGCATCACCGGCACGGCTCCGATCACCACAAGCGGCACTGGTGCGACGCGGGCGATCAGCATCAGCGACGCCACCAACGCCGCGTCTGGCGCGATGAGCGCAGCGGACAAGACCAAGCTCGACGGCATTGCTGCTGGCGCTGAGGTCAACGTTCAGGCGGACTGGAACGAGACCACAACCACCAGCGACGCCTACATCAAGAACAAGCCGACCATTCCGGCGGCCTACACGTTGCCGATTGCGGATGCCACCACGCTGGGCGGCATCAAGAAGGGCACGGGCTACACGATCGGCAGCGATGGCACGCTGAGCATCACCTTTCCAGCGGCGCTGACCTTCAAGGGACCGATCGACCCCACCACCGCTGCGCCAGCCACACCTGCGACAGGGGATGTCTACATCGCCAGCAAGGCAGGCGTTGCCGCCGCGAGCTGGACCGGACTGGCTGGCACCGCCGTGTCACTGCATGAGCTGCTGGTGTGGGATGGCACGGAATGGGCCGGCGCTGGCGTGGGCTCCACCACCGGCGTCACCAGCGTCACCGCTGGCGCTAATACCGGCATCACGATCGGCGGTACGGCGACAGCGCCTGTGGTGAGTGGCAGCGATGCCACCGCTACGGCGAAGGGCGTGGTGCAACTGGCCACTGCAGCAGAAGCGCAGACGGGCACCGATACCGCCAAAGCGGTCACGGCCGCTGGCGTCAAAGCTGCCATCACGGCGCTGGCCGGATCGGCCGGCACCAGCGCACCAACCAGCCCCACCAAAGGAACGCTCTGGACCGACACCAACGGCGCAGTGCCCGTGGTGAAGATCTACGACGGCACTAACTGGCACAGCCTGGCGGAGCTGAACGGCCCAACCTTCACCGGAACACCATCGGCGCCAACGGCTGCGGCAGGCACCAGCACCACACAGCTGGCGACAACGGCGTTTGTGCAGGGCGCCGTGATGTGGAGCCGCACTGGCACCACCCTGGGCCCCAAGACTCCAGGTGATTTGGTGGCTGTGGGTGCTTTACCTGCAGCAACGACTACCGCCAACGGCGTTGTTCGTTTGGCAGATGCTGCAGCGGTCACCGCCGGAACAGCGGGCCGTGTGGTGGACGCCGCTCAACTGAAGACCACCAACGATGCCGTCACCACGGCAACCACCAACGTCACCACGCTGCAAACCAACGTCACAGCGCTGCAGAGCAAGACAGGTGATGCCACCACCAGCGCCAAGGGTGTGGTGCAGCTGGCAGATGCTGCAGCGATTACCGCTGGTACGGCTGGCCGCGTCGTGGATGCCGCTCAGTTGAAAGCGCACACCTACACACCTGCAGATGCCACCACTGCAGCCAAGGGCGTGGTGCAGCTGGCCACCAGCGCTGAGGCAACCACCGGCACGGATACCGCTAAGGCTGTCACGCCTAAGGCGCTGCATGACGGCTACTTGGCCAAGAACATCTCCACTCTGCCTGCGCTGCCCTGACCGATGGCTATTGCAACCGCCGATCTACTGCTGGTCAACCGTGCTGGCACTGACTACAAGATGGCCAGCAACCTGGCCATGACCAAGGTTCAAGCCACCGATGTGTTGCTGATCAACCGCGCTGGCGTTGATTACAAGATTACTGGCGCTAAGTTCCTGGCAGGCAACTTCCTAGACACTGACCTGTTCCTGGTCAATCGCGGTGGCGTTGATTACAAGGCCACTGGTGCGTTGATGCGGGCCATCCTGCAGCGGGCTGCAGTTATTGGCACGGTTGTGCTGTCTGAAGAAGATGCCGCAGCTCCGGCCTTCACCAGCCAGAAGTTCAAGACGACAATCACGTTGACCGATGCAGGGCAGCCTGCCGCAACGATTGGCTTGAAAGCCTATGTGCAGGGCCGTCTTACGGGGACGATCATTTCTACAAACGCCATCACGGCAGCAACAACGCTGGCTCCAAGCCCGTGGGCCGAACACCCTGACGCGAAGGAGCCCTTGTCAAGTTTCTCCGTGCTGTATTTAGGGAACGACCGCTGGATCAAATGCGGGAGCGGTGGGCGGATGCAAATCAGCACAGATAACGGAGCGACCTGGACAACGACCCAAGCAGCGTCCCAAAATTGCTACGCCCTTGCGAGAAGACCTGACACCGGCTTGTTGATGACGGCCGCTGACGGTGTGGCCCTGACATCCAGTGACGGAGGGGCCACGTGGACGACTCGTTCTCGTTGCACAAAGGGACCTGGGACAACAGTGCGCAGGATCATCTTTGGGGATGGGGTGTGGATGGCCTCTGGAGACTTTGACTATGTGTGCATTTCGCATGACGACGGTGCAACATGGCAGCAAAGCGACGTGCAGGCGGGTGTTAGTAATTTTCGCGGGCTTTCCTATCGCAATAGAGTCTTCTATCTGCAGGGGGTTGTCGCCACTACCTATAGGTCTATCGACAAGGGAATTACGTGGCAGGCATCTGGAACCCTCCCATCATTCGACCCAAAGGCGACGCATTACATTCAGTATGCAACTTGGGGACTTGACGGTTCGGGGCAGCCGCTGCTGGTGCTGGTCGGCGCCGAATCAAGCGTTAGCGGCGTAATTAGGGACATCATCTACACCTCCCCCGATGGCGCTAACTGGACTCTTCGGCCAGCCCTTACAAGCACTTATGGCTTCAATGGCGTTTCGTACATCGACGGGATGTGGGTTGCTGCTGGCTTCATCATTGCGACATCGCTAGACGGAATAACGTGGAAAAATACCTACACCCCAAGGCAGTCGTTGTGGATGGTGAACACCAGTGGCGGCAAATGGATCGCAGTTGGCAACGACGCTCAAACCCTGCTTAGTGCATACCCGCTAGGGGCCACGCGAATTACGCTTGCGGGCGCGTTTACAGATGGGTTCAGAGTGAACGATCGGGTTACTTCTGAGCCGGCTGGGGCGGGGCCTTCTGACTTGGCCGAGGTTGACGATACGCATGTAACTATTGCGCCGCCCAGTAATGCTTGGGCTGTTGGCCAGAAGATCAAGACGACAAAGGCGGCAGACGGTGTTCGTCTCTATTTGAAGTTCAATGCTGCAGGTGCCGTCACCGACATGCAATCGGCTGATCCTGGCTTTGTGACGATGACCAATTCAGTAGCACCTGAGCTGACATTCCCCGCGACGTTCCCATCAGGCAATGCACCGGATAAGGAGTTGCCAAGCGGTACAACGATCACTGCGGTGGTGCAAGCAAGTAACGCCGCAGGCACGGTGACAAAAACGTCGAACACCGTAACTCCAGCACGATGATGGCCAACAACAAGGCTGAGTTTGACGCGATCAATGCTGCACTGAGCAGCTATGAGTCGCGGCGAGACAAGCATCAAAAGAACCTGGCAGAGCTGGCAAAAAAAGCCAAGGACCCTGGCTACGTCCCGGTGATTGATCAAGGCGGTTATGTGCCGCCCTACATCGCCGAGTGGCAGGCAGGTGTTGACTACGACCCAGGCACTGTTGTGATCCACCAGGGCAACCGCTACCTGAAGCTGGACGATGGGGACAACAGCGAACCTGATGCAGTGCCTGGCGGGTGGCTTGAAGTCACATAAAAAAGGAGCCGTGGGCGGACACGACTCCTTTCATCCAACGTGGTTTTGAGATGTGATCCTGACGGGTATCAGGTCGCCCAGCCGCATTGTTTGCGAAAGGACTTGAGCAGTGTAGTGGGTCAGCCCGATGCCAAGGCAGAGCGGGAACACCAGCATGGTAGTCCACTCCTAATCGACGCCAAATTAGGAGTTGGCTAAAAAACAAGTGCTGCCGACAAAAATTTTGCTCACCCGGCCAATGCTGCACAAAAACAGAAGTGACAGCGACTACTGGGTCACACGATCATCTTCGTGCTCAGCGCTGGATCCTCCTCATGGGCGAGGGGATCAAAGCTGCCGGGAACGTTTGCGTCGCCGACCGGTTCAGCTGTAGCGCCCTTCCTTTCAGCGTCTGCCGCGGCCAAGCTGTCTAGCCAGCTATCAAGGCTGGCCCGCATTGGGATGGACTTCGGCACCTTCAGCCACCGCACCAGTTCCTTCCTGTCACGGATGAAGACGGAGGCGCCACTGCTGTAGGCGACAAAGTACCGGCCATTCCAATCCAGCCCTGTTTCGATGGTCTGGTGCTGGCTGAGGTGCAGGGTTTCTCTCTTCACCGCCAGCTCCAGTCAGGCTTGCAGCGGGACTCGATGATGTGCGGCTCGCAGGGCATGACGATGCCACGTTCCTTGAGCCACTCAGCAGCGTGCTGCAGGTCAGAGAAGCTGCGGCAGTGATCAGCTGCAGCTGGTTTGGCTTCCACGGCCGGCGGCGTGGGTGGGATGCAGATCGTCAGAATCATTGGCCTTCAGTGAACATGGCGGACTTGACCAACTTGTCCCGGTCGCGGAAGCGCTGGAACCACTCGCTGTGCTCAGACAGGAGGCAGGGGTCTGACTCCCAGATCGCGACATAGAGCTTGTTCACCGCATCGACCTGATGCGGGGCGCCGCGATACCAGTGCCAAGCGGCACGCCAAGTTTCTGGGCTGATGCGGTGATCGTCGATCACAGATCCGGCATGTCGTAGGTCTTGGTGGTGCCGGCGTAGTGGGACCAGATCATCTCGGCTGAGTTGCCAGCCCACTGAGCCACCTGCGTCACGGGGATCCCACGCTCAAGGAGCGCAGAGATGTTGGTGTGGCGCAGGTCGTAAGGGCGGAAGCGGATGGTGGTCACGCCGTCACGGACAAGGCGGGCCATGGCGTTACGAAAGGTCGTCATGAACGTCTTGCGTGACCAGGGGAAGATGAACTCCTCCTCGTGACCGAGCCGCCTTACCTCCTTAAGGATGCTAAGTGCGGTGGCGTTAAGGGGGACCTGCCGCGGCCTGCCGGTCTTGGTGCGGGGCGAGAGGCCGTGGGTGATGGTCATGTTCTGGTGCACCAGCGCCTTGCGGGCTTCCAGGTCGATGTCAGCCCAGGTGAGCCCGAAGGCTTCGCAGGTGCGCATCCCGGTCTGGAGCATGAAGTTGGCCAGCAGATCCCAGCGGTGACCCACCGGGCTGCGGTCGCTCGATTGCTTCAGCGCCCAGAGCACTTCACCCACCAGATCCTCCGGGATGACGGTGGGGTCAGGCATCTGGGGCGCCTTGGGCAGCTTGAATGAGGCGATGACGTTGCGGGACACCAGAGCCACGTCGTCCTGAGCGGCCCACTTGTAGAGGGTCTTCAGGTAGAGGGCGATGCGGAGCGCGGACTTCTTGGGCTCCTGCTTGAGAAGCCACAAGAGGATCAGGCGCCCCTGCTCGGGGTCCTGGATGGGGCAACGCTCCAGCCACTTCTGCACCTGCAGGTAGCCGTGGGCCTGCGACGTTTCAGCAACAGCGACCGAGCGCTCCTGCCAGTACGCCTGCCAGAGATCAACGATGGTCATGGGCGATTTCAGAGAGAAGGGCCTGTGCGTGCTGCAGCACCTCCTGGCATTCCGATACGCACTCAGCCCTGTCCACATCTTCACAATGCGGGGCGTCGCTCAATCGGTGCAGGGACTCGATCAAACGGCTGAGATCGTTTGCGAGAGAAAGGATTTGGCGATCAAGGGCGAGTTCGTTGAGCACGGGCCTAGGCGCTGCTTCTAAAGTCAAGGGCACCTTACTGGCAATTACTTAAAGGTGCCGCAGTAGTCCCGCAAATCCGCTGCGTCCCTTGCGTCTCACTCTTCGGCGTAATAGCCGTAGCGCTCCCTGGAGCGTTGGCGGGCCTGCGCCTTGCCCGAGGAGCGGAGCCGCCGTTTCCCGGAGCGCACCTCCCGTGCGAAATCCAGAAATTCAGCGGCGCGATGCAGCTCACCGGCGGTGGCAAATGACACGGCGGCACGAAGCTTGTTGAGGGCTTGGTGCCTTAGGAATGCCGCATCATCCACTTGACTGCCTTAAGTAAAGGCAGTCTACGCGCCTTGGGTTTTGATCGCCTCGTTGAGATACCAGGCGGCTTTGCGCAGGTCTTCGATGCCGTTCTTGTGCCGCCAGCGGTAGGCGTACTTCATGCAGTTGCCAATGCAGAAGTCGATAAAGCCCTCGTCACCGAGGGCGGACTTGATCGCGTCGATCGACTCCACTGCCCCGCGGGTGTAGTGGGAGGGATGGTTGACGGGATCGTGAACGCTCACCGGCACGACTTCAGATGCTGATTCCTTTGGTTCTGAAGTCATGAGAAAGCTTGAGCAGCGATGACGAGGGCCTTGCGAGCGGCCAAGGCTTCGGCTTCGGTATCGAAGCCACCGACAGAAAGCACGCGCTTGTTCACGGAGTGGTAGGCGTACCAACGATGACTTACTTGGCGAACTCCCAAAGCTTGAAAGTGAATCACGCTGTTGAGAGCTTGACCACGGCGTGTGGCTAAGCGCAGGTTGAAAGGACAGTTGTTTGCCCTGCGTCGGTCGATGTGGTCCACTTCATTAGTGGGCTGTACCCCGTAGACCCACAGAAACACTGCGCGGTGAAGAAGGATCCTGCGCTGGTTCCACGAGATGTAGTGGTAGCCGTTAGGAGCAGGATCCTTGGTTCCGGCTACGGCTCCCTTACGCCGATGACGTTTCTTGTCGTCATGGCGGTGGATTAACCGCCCTGTCCAGAGGTCCAAGTCGAAGGTGTCCCACAGGTCACCCGCGCTCATGGGAAGGTCTTTTGCGATCAAATGGGAATCCCCTTCGCGTGTAGCTCATCGAATACACCAGTATACCGTGAAAAGAATGGATGGGCTGGGTCAGAGCGACCCGCCAGTTCGTAAGCGCGATCCAGACGGCCCTGCACCATCTCCTGAACATCGGGGTGGTTGGTTTCCAGGTCGAGGTCAATCGCGGTCACGGAGAACACGGCACATTCCTCAGCAAAGCTACCGATCCCTTCCGGGAACCCCATGCAGCAGCCGTGATGCCAGTGGATGCAGCGGGTGCAGTGCACCGCCGGGGCGGGTAACCCGCTGGCGATGCGGTTGCTCTCCTTGATTTCGTAGCGGCGGCGCTGCTCCTGCTGTTGCTTTTGCCGCTTGCCCTCCGGGGTCTGCGAGAAGCACTTGGCGCAGAAGATCCCCACGCCATACACGCGGGTCTTGCACCCAGGCGCCGCGCAGACCTTGTGGAGGCTGTAGGTCATTTGGCCTGGCCCCACGACTTGGCGACGGAGCCCTCGCCGAGCATGTCCACCGAGTCGCCAATGATCAGCCGACCAGCGAGCAGGAGCTGCGTTTTCATGACATCCAGCACCTCCTCACCGCTGCCTTCGGGCGCCTCGACGATCAGTTCGTCGTGGATCTGAGCGATGAGGCGTGCGCCCTTGGGCAGCCGCGGCCAGATTCCCACCATCGTCTGCTTGACGATTGAAGCGGCGGTGCCCTGCACCAAATTGTTGAGCCAGACGGTGGGGCGGGCCTGATCACCCACCAGCCAGCGGCGCCGGCCATCCACCATCCGCACCTCACCGCGCTCGCATTCGTACTTGGCCTTGCGGTGCCACTCGGCCATCGCCGGATAGGCCGCCAGCCAGGACTTGCGGAACTCGGTGGCCTCATCGAGGGTGATGGTGTTGCCGAAGGAGGCGAAGTAGTCCTTCAGGCCAGGGGCACCACTTCCAAAGAGCAAGCCGAAGTTGCAGGACTTGGCCCGCTGGCGCTCCTCTTTGCCCACCTCCTCGATGGGGACGTGAAAGATCAGATGGCCGGTGAGGGTGTGCAGGTCCACCGATTCGCGCAGCGCGGTTTGCATCAGCTGCTCATTGGCGATGGGCTCTGAGCAGGCCACCCCCATCTCCATGTTTTTGACATCCATCACCACCAGCTCGTGGCCGTCCTTGGCTACGAAGCAATCGCGGATGTAGGACTCCCGCGGGATCTGCTGCATGTTGGGAGCCGAGCAGGAGAAGCGCCCGGTGCCGGTGGAAAGCGGAGCGAAGCGGGCGTGGATGCGCCCGTCAGCCTCGATGTTCTTGTCCAGCCAGCTCTGGATCATCGAGCGGCGCTTCTCCGCCCGCTTGTAGGCCAAAAGGCTTGCTACGACTGGGTTGTCGGCCAGCGGGCGCAGCACCTTCTTGTCGGTGGTGGGCTTGCTGGTCTTGGGATCGACGGGCTCGATGCCCACCAGCTGCAGGTTCTTGATCACCTGCGCGGGGCTGTTGATGTTGAAGCCAGCGGGTGCGCCGCCATCGCGCTTGAGGGCCTTCTTCGCACGAAGGTTGAAGCTACCGTCGGGCTCCCGCGGTAGCCCCTCGCCGTGAAGTTCCCGCAGTTGGGAATCAAGGACTTCGAGGAACTCACCGCGGCTGACGCCGATCTCCTCTTCCAGCTTCTCGATGGCGGCCAGGGCCTGGGGCTGATCCACCAGCATTCCGCTGTGCTCCATCTCCACCACCGCCGGGATGAGCGAGCACTCCAGGTCGTAGACCTTCTGCAGGCCGGCGGTCTTGATCTGGGCGCGCTGCTCCTGCCAGGCCCGCCAGGTCAGGCGAACGTCTCCCATGGCGTATGCAAGATCTGCATCGTCGAGGGTGGCGTTCATCCAGTCCTGCTTCTGCAGGGACTTATCCACCACCTCCCCGAGCACCCGCTTGGCGATGGCCTCCAGGGAGTTGGAGATGTTGGGCAGTCCGTTGTTGAGCAGCGCCGACTGAACGAGGGTGTCCTCCAGGCGGCCGTTGAGGCGGATGCCGCAGCCCAGCAGAACGCGGTAATCAAAAATCGCGTTCTGGATGACCCACATGATGGTGGGGTCTTCCAGAGCCGCCTTCAGCTCAGCCCAGTCGGCGTCACTAAAAGTCTGCAGGTCGTACCAAACCTCTCCTTCATCAGAAAGCAACTGGAGTAATCGAACATGTTTGCGACCCTGAAAAGACAGGGGCGCCATGGCGGTCTCCATGTCCAGGCAGATGGTGCTGCCCAGCGCCTGGATTTCAGCGGTGAGGTTCACGACACCACCTCCAGCAGGCGGACGGGGCGGGTGCGCTGCGACCGTGGAACGGGCAGCCAGGACAGCGCACCATCAGCAACCACCCGCTCAAGGGACTGGGCGGTGTAGTAGCGGTGATCGCAGAACTCGCACCAGCGCCGGCGCACGATCTGCCCGTCGGTGGAGCGGGTGGTGTTGACCACCTTGGTGATGAGGGAGCCGCAGTTAGGGCACGGCTGCCCGACGGTGTTGAACGGCATCAGCGACCGGCCTCCATGTCGGAGAACATCTGCTCGTTGGTGGTCATCAGGAACTCGACCTCGCGGCAGACGGAGACCAGCAGGGTGGTGTCCACCAGGCCGCCATAGGTTTCGAGCACCTTCCGGCGGATGAAATCGCGGCGGTCGATCAGGACGATGCCGGCAGCGTGCACGTCATCGCTGCTGTAGATGCGGCCCTCGTAGTTGGGGGCGTGAGTGACGGAGCTCATTTGGTGAGGAGGTGATCGAGTTGGGTGCGGAGGGCGTCGCGTTCGGCCTTAACGGCGCTGAGTTGCCGCGTGACCTCAAGGAAGGACTCTTTGCGCTGGCGGGCGGTCTGCTCGCGGTCGATCGCGTAGGAGAACCGGCCGCTAACGCGGACCAGCTTCTCCATCACGCCGTAATCACGACCGTCTTCGAGGGCGCGGACCACAGAGTTGCTGGCCTCTTCCTTGAGACCCGCCACCTCGGTATCGAGGAGCTGCAGCTCGGCGTCGGTGAGTTCAGCCAGCTCATCGAGCCAGACCCGACGCTTGAGATAGACCGACTGAACAAAGGGGATGTCGGTGTTGGGGGTGGTCATGAGGGGTAGGGGGAACAAGGGGTAACACCCAGGGGGTGACTTAGATAAGTATCCCCCTGAGGTGGGTAAGGTGTCAACCCCTAGACCTCGGCTTCTGCCTCCACCCGCAGCAGGGCGGCGTGCAGCTGCTTCCGCTTGTCCTCAATCAGGTGGTGGCTGGTCACATAGGTGGCCACCTCCAGGGGGCCGCGGCGCAGGAACACCCGGATCAACTCAGGGCCGATCATTTCGTGCTGCAACTCAGGCATCGTTAAGACAGTCACCCCCGTCAGTCTGCCGAGGTTGGCGCTCCCGAAGCTCAAAGAAATCAGCGAGATCCTCCGGGTTGCGCTCCATCAGGAGCCGGGCGTAGTGGGCGGTGTAGTTGTTGTTGAGCTTGAAGGTGCCCACCGGCGCGTTGCTGTTGATGGCCAGCTCGTAGCGGAGCACCTCCCACAGCGCCTTGATGCCCCAGCGCTCCACGCCCTTCACCTTCAGCTTGAAAGCGAGGCGCTCCAGCTGCTCATAGACGTGGGGATTCTCAGCGTGGAAGCGCTGGAAAGCGTCGCGGTGGGCGGTCATGGCCCGACCATATCACCTTACTTAAGGGTCTTGCCTTAAGTCCCAAAGCGACAGGCGGGAAACCTTTACGGGTTCAGCAGGCTGCAGCACCTTATCTAGGTTTGGATTCGTGGGTGGAGCCTTATGGCGTCGAGTGGGATGGGTCCTCAGTTCGAGGACGACCTGGAGCTGCTGAAGCACGCGCACAAGGAAATCGGCAGCCGCATCCCTCCTGAGCACCTGCACCAGCTAGCTGGATTGCCTGAGCAGTGGCGCCTCTGCGGCACCGGCAACCGCGGCTCGGTGAAGGACTGTTTTGAGAGCCGGTGGAACAGCGATCCGGCCAAGCGCTACACGGCGCTGCAGCTGCTGACCCAGAACGGCCCGTTTGTGAAGCAGTGCATCGGCGCGGGGGTGCACACCGGCCCGGCGAGCGGCGGGTTGCTGGTGCTGGATTTCGATGAGCCAGAGGACATGGCGCTCGACGGCCTGGCCGAGATCACCTTCCAGCAGGTGTTCGGCCGCCCGAGCAGCGAGCTGCCGATCACGGCCAGCAACACCAGCGGTCGCCGCGGCCGCCGCAAGGTGTTCCTGCAGGTGCCCGAGGACTGGTGGCCGGAGTTCGGCAACTGGTCACTGGCCTGCGGGCCGTATGCCGACGGCAAGCAGCACGCTTTTGAAGCGATCTGGGTGAACGGCACGGGCACCTCCCGCCAGGCCGTGATCGCTGGCACTCATCCCAAGTCCACTGAGTCTCACCCGCTGGCTTATGAGTGGATCGACGGGCTGCACCCGGCGGTGGTGGGCGTGAAGGTGGCGCCGCCGTGGGTGCTGGGCGGCTTCATCCGCCAGGTGCAGAAGGAACTGGCGCCGAAGGTGTGCGAGGACGACAGCTTTGCGGGGCGGCGTGCGGCCGGCGAGCCGCAGCCCTGCGATCTGCTGTTGGCGAAGGACCAGCGCCGGCTTCTATTACTGATGCAGAAGCACTGGCCGTATCGCGGCGCACCGGCCGATTCGCCGCAGGCGGGCCACTACAACCGAGTGCGCTCGCTGGTGGCGGGCCTACTGAATGTGCTGGGCAAGGACACCGCCCTGGCGTGGCTGGGCGGGCAGATGTGGGATCGCCGCAACGACTGGGCCGACGGGAACCTGGGCAGCTTTGAGCAGCTGATGGATTCACTGGGCCGCAGCGCCACCGACGAGGAGAGCAAGTGCGGATGGGGCTCGATCGTGGCCGCGGCGAAGGACGGCGGGTTCGAGTTCCCGAAGTGGGCGCTACCGCCGAAGGCCATTGATATCGACGACTTCACCACCGGTGCGGCAAAGAAGGTTCAGAAGCTGCGCGAGGCCCTGGCGGTGATCGACGACATGGATTCACCGGTGGATCGCCTGGCCTCGTATCAGGAGTTGACGAGAATTGTCGGGTGCAAGGAATCGGAGATGTCAGAGCTGGTGAAGCTCATGCAGGAGGAACTGACATCGGGATTCAATGCGGGGACGCTGGAGGAGGTGCTGGCCAACGCGGCGGAGATCTCACCAGCGATTGAGAACCTGCTGGCGCTTGGTGCGGTGACGATGGTTGCGGCTGATGGCGGCGTGGGTAAGTCGGTGCTGATTTACCGCGTGGCTGAGGCAGTGGCGAACGGCGCGAAGTTTGGCGGCCAGCTCCAGGCGATCCGCGGGAACGTGCTGGTGGTGCAGAAGGATGAGAGCGCCGCCAACGCTGCCCAGAAGTTGCGGCTGATGGGGATGGAGGTGCCTGAGGGTTCGATCCGCTTCCAGTTCAACTTCAACGCGGCGATGTATCCAGAGCTGCGGAAGTGGATTCGTGATCACCAGGCGAAGGTGGTGGTGATGGACAGCTTCGGCTCGCTGTTCGGGGGCGGTACTGCGGGAATGGGTGAGGCCGAGGTGGGGTTGCACCTGTATCGGCTGAACCAGATCGCCAGTGAGGAGGGCGTGGCGATTTTGCTGACGCACCACCTGAGGAAGATGGACAAGAGCAAGTCAGGTGGCCGGAAGGAGGTGCACCTGGGGGACCTGTTCGGCAGCAGCTACATCGTCAACGGGGCTAGCGACGTATGGGCGGTGGTGAAGGATGTGGAGTCGAAGGAGCCGAAGTTCGTGTTGACGGTGCTGAAGCCTCGCACCGGCATCACGGATGCGGGCGATCGCTTCGAGATGCTGGGTAGCCGTGAGGACCTGTCGCTGACGATCACCTCGCACAACGGGGAGCAGGACGGGACTGAGAAGTTGCGGGGCCTGAAGGCAAAGGTGGTTGAGGCACTGAAGGGTCGCAACCGAGACACAGCACTGGACTTGATGGAGCTGAGTGGGCTGGTGAACACCCACAGGGGTTCCGTGGAGCGGGTGGTGAAGGGACTGGTGAGCACGCAGTACCCGGGTTTGATGCGTGATGCGGATAAGCGGCCTGGAAGCTGCAAGCCGGTGTTTGTTTACTGGGTGAGGGGGTGAGGGGGGAAGTTGTTGGTTTAGTCGGTTTTTCGCTGAGAAGCCTTGGAAAGACAGGGGAGTAAACCAACAAAGCAAACCAACAAAGGGAGTAAACCAACATGTTGGTTTTCTTTTTGAGGGTTGTTGGTTTACTCGGGTGGGTGTGGGGAGGATGTTGGTTTACTTTCCAGTGGTAGCAAGGGTTCTAGTAGTAAACAAACAAAACACTCTCCACCCCCTCACCCTCCTTTTCACACCACTCCCCTAATCCGTAGTTAAATAAGGGTCTCCCTATAACGCCCCCAGGACCCCAAGACCATGGGCAAGCCAAGCAAGTACCCCCCAGGCCCGGTGACATTGCAGTGCACCAGCGGCAGGGAGCAGTTCCGCAGGGTGTTTAAGCCCTTCGCCCGTCAGTGGAGCCAGCCCACGTTGCTGAAGCTCACGCTGCAGGGGTTAGGTGATCGGGTGGTGCACTCCAGCCAGATCACAGGGTTTGCCACCGGCACCCTCTTGGATCCGGCACCGAAGGTGCTGCTGTCGTTGGGCAAGTTCAATTTGATGCTCGCGGAAGGCAAGCTCCCCAAGACGCTGGAGCAGCACTGGAAGGATGCTCAGCCCATGAGGTTGCCCAGCGGTGAGGTGATGGGACCAGCGGAGATGTTCCTGGCCTTCACGGGGGAGCTGGACCTGCAGCTCCCCGAGGAGCGTGAGATCCCCATGGATCAGGAAGCTCGGGTCTCCCAGGAGTTTGGGAAGTGGGTGCGGATGGAGCTGGCGAAGCGTGGCGTGGATTTCGTGGTCTCAGATCAACAACGGTTGATGCAAGCCAGTCCAGCGTTCAGGGAACTGACCACCGGCAAGGACCTGCGAGGGGAGAAGTTGATCGAGGCGCTACCAGCGGTGGCCAAGGAACTGGACACGACGGTGGAGGAGCTGTGGGATTTCCTTGGTGGCTTAATTAAGTAAGGTAGAATCACTGCAGAACCACACCACCTATGACTGCGACACCAGTGAGCCGCCCCATGGGCGGCAAAGCCAGCCAGACCAGCTGGCAGTCCAACAAAGTGCAGCGCACCCTCAGCGTCACCAACGATGCGTGGGAGCTGTGGACCGAAGCTGCTGCATCCCTGGGTGCCAACCGGTCTGAGCTGTTCGAGGTGCTCGCCAGGGTTGCCCACCAGCTGGATCTGACAGAGCTGCGCAGCAGCGCCCTGAAGTCCCTCCAAGACGGTTGACCTAATTACTTAAGGGCAGTAGGCTACGCAGGTCACTCAGGGGCCTCGCCCCACCAACGACATGAGTTTTGCTTCTTCCCGTCTGGTTGCTCTGAAGGATCGTCCCAAGAGCACCGGCGGTTCCAGCTACCTGAATCCTGGTTCTCTGGGAGACGGTGAGTCGGTTCGCTTCTCCCCTGTGGGAACAAGCAGCCTGGATTTCTTCGAGATCTGGGGACGCACCAGCGATGGCAAGCCCAAGTGCCTGCGCTTCGCTGATGAGCCCACCAGCAAGGAATTGAACGACCGCGCCACCGACGAAGGTGTGGAGCTGGTCGATCAACGCGGCAACCCCACCAAGATGAAGATGGCGCTGGCCTGCTTCGTCTGGAACTACGCCACCAGCAGTGTGCAGCTGTTCCAAGCCAGCCAAGTTTCGATCCTCGAAACCCTGGCCAGCCTCTTCAGCGATGAAGACGTGGCAGCTGACCCCGGAGCGTGGGACTTCGAGCTCACCCGCAGCGGTAGTGGGATGGAGACCCGCTATTCGGTGGTGTTGAAGCCCGGCAAACGCAAGGGCACCGTCAAGGCTGAGGTTGACGCCGCCTGGAGCGAGGCAGAGCAGGAGGGTTACAACCTCGAAGCGCTGCTGAGCGGTGGTGATCCGTTCAAGATGCCCTTCTGAGGTATCTGGGGGGCTCTACGGGGCCTCCCTCACCAACCTGCGGTATGAAGACCCGTTACGTGCTTAGGAGGGCGGATGGAGCCTTCTTCCACCAGCCCAGCGATACGGACATCCGGGAGTGGCGTCCCGAGGTGGAGTCTGCCCATCAGTGGGTGGACATCGAGGCTGCTGGAGCAGCGGCCTACATCTGGCACCAGCTCAAAGGAGAGGACGTGAAGGTGATTGCCCTCACCCTCGGTCCCCATCAGTCCCTGGAGTATTCGGTGTGAAGCGCCACTTGCCTGCTGCCAAGGGTTACGCCAAGCGATGCCACGACCGCACCGGCTACCTGACACCAGCAGGCAAGTTGCCCAGCGTCACCACCATCGTGGGGGAGACGAAATCCGATCAGGCCAAGCAAGCACTGGCTGCATGGAAGGAGCGAAACGCTCAGCTGCCTGAGGGTCTGCAGATGGCCGCGGCCAACCGTGGCACCTACACCCACACGCAAGCGGAGAACTGGATCCTCCAGCGTCAGCCAGAGCTAGCTGAAACAGCCCAACAGCCAAACAGCCTCAACGCCTTCGGCGTTGACCTACCTGGGGTGTCCCTAGACATCGACCTACCTGGGGTGGCCCAGCGGGTTGCGTGGGGGGCCTACTGGCAATCGCTCAGGGGATACCTAGAAGCGAATTTCCACTCAGCCTTGGCCATCGAGAAGCCGATCTGGCATCCAGCTGGATTCAGCGGCACCTTCGATTGCATGGGCTGGACCTACAACTCCACCGAGGTGGCGTTGTTTGATTGGAAAACGCGGGGAAGTAACACCCGGCGTCTAGATCCTGAAGGGGAACAGGTGCGTGGGTATCAGGTTCAACTAGCTGCCTATCGTGCGGGAATCGCCTGGACCTACGACATCGCAGTGGACCACGCTCACTTGGTGATTGCGTATGCGAACCAGGAACCACAAGTTATCGAAATGGATAAGGGTCTGCTGGCTGATTGTGAGGCTGAGTTCTTTGATCGCCTGCAGCGTTATCAGATGGAGCACCTCCATGTCGTGGCTTAGCAGGGTGCGCCGTCCTCGTTATCAGTCCACCACCATCTGTTTTCACCTCAATGACCGTGACGAGCCTCTCATCCACAACGTGCCGGGTCTGTGGCGAGACGAAGCCTTGCTTGGGTTGCTTGAACCGCTTGTGCAGGAGTACTACCACCCGCAGACGTTCGAGCCGCACTGCGAGATCCTCTGGCAGGACGGTGACCAATGCTGGGGGGAAGAGATTGATCTGGTCCTCAATCTGCGTGGCCATTGAGGGCGTGATTCTGGTGGGCGTGTATTTCGCCGGGCTGGATAACGGCCGCAAGGCGGCCTTTAATGACATCGGCGCCTTTAATAGCAGCCGCCCTTTAATGCAAAAGCCCTCGAATGGGGTGGGCGTGGGGCCATGAGAGCCAGCATCGCCCGACAGCGTGATGGCACCTACAGGGTGCTGATCGAGGGGACGGTGGGAGTGCTGCTGGCCACCAGCCTGGCGGACGCCATGGCCCTGGCCTACCAGTTGAGTCTCACTTGCACAGCTAGCTGAGAACCGTTGCAGCGCAAGGGGTTTGGGGGATTGCAGGAGAGACCCCTAGCAGCCCCGCTAGCAGGGGACCCTTAGGGGTGCGGGTAGTAGGGCGGGCTAACCCTTAGGGGTCCTAAACAGCCAACAGCCGGGCGCTTATCAAGCGCCCTTTGGCGTCGCTGCGCTCCGCCAGGCGATCCTGAGAGGGGCAAGCCACCAGCCACCAGCAGCCCGGGGGACTGGAGCCAGTAGCCGCGTCTCAAGAGACTTAAAGCAAGACGGCAGATGGGCTTACCCCTCCCTGAAAACGGGCATAAACCCAAAAACAGCCCAGTGGTAGCAAGGGATCTCAGCCACGAAAAACAGGGGCAGGCATAAAAACGCCCGCTACCACCAGCGACAGGCAATAAAAAAGCCCGCCGGTGGCGGGCCAGGGATTCAAAAACCAATGTCATCAGGCAGTTCGGAGATGCTTCGCCGGTGCTTTCGTCGCTTTCGTTCCACCGTTGCGGGATTGGGCTCAGCCACCGCCACGGTGTGACCGTGCAACCGAGCCGCTCCGGTCATCTCACTGCGCTCGAAGCTGGTGATGATATGGGCGATCGACTTTTCAGCACTGGCCGCGGCCGTCAAGTTCCCGGACTGTTCAGCGATGTGGGCCAACCGGCGCAGTCTCTGAACCTGTATCCCGGCTTCTGTTCTCAGATCACCTAGTTGGCAATCCTCAGCTAGCAGCGTTTTTGCTTCTCTCAGATAGCGCCGGGCGGTGCTGGAATCGACGGCAAAGCGGGATTCAAGTTCCCGCCTTGCGTCGCCATTTGGCACGCTGTCGATCAGTAAAACCAGCGCTGCCTCAATACGGGCAGCGGTCTGGCTAGCGGTGCTGCCTGCGGTGCGGGGCATCAGGCGTCTGCCCCCATGATCGCTTTGGCGGACTCACTCGCTGCCAGTGCCTTCTGATACTCCCGATAAACGGCTGCGAGCCGTTCATCTGCCTGCAGCGCTGCCTGACATTGGCCCCGCACCGTGGCCGTGTGCCGGATGTGGTGAAGGCTGTTCATCCGATCTCTCAGCATTTCGAGGTAGGTCATTTCAGAGA